CAGCAGCAGTGGCACGTTCTACTTCAGCAGTTATTAAATCTACTGCTTTGGTTTCAATTCTTTCTTCTTCAGTCTTTGCACGTGTAACTTCACTTTCAATCTTTGCATTAAGTTCCGTTTCTGCTGCCTGTGCCCTGTCTGATTCAGATTTTACTTCTGAAGTAATCTTGGAATCCAAAATACTTTCGGCTTCAGTGGCACGTTCTGTTTCTGCATTTACCAATTCTTCCGCTTTTGTTTCAATTCTCGCTTCTTCTGCTTTAGCTCTGTCTGCTTCTGCTTTAACTTCAGTTTCAATCTTGGCATTCAATTCGCTTTCAGCAGCAGTGGCACGTTCTACTTCGGTATTAATATTGTCTTGTAATATAGCATCAGCAGCTTTGTAAGCCGTATCAACAGCAACAATAGCATCAGCATTTACTTTTTCTGCTGCTTTGGCACGTTCCGTTTCAGTATTGATTAATGAAAGAAGATTCGATATATCATTTGTAAAGTTGTATTTGGATAATGAAACTGTATAATATGTATCATCATTTTGTTCAATTTTCAATTCATCCTTTTCAGGGTCAAGTGTGAAGGAAATAACTTTTACATCTGTGGTTATACCGTTATAAATTACAGAAAGCAAGTCATTAATATTATCCTCTGTTGCCTGTACACCTTCAATCATACAATTCTTATAATTGAAATTTAAAACAGGTTGTTCCCCCACTTCATTATCAAGCAAGAAGAATGAAATAGCAGAACCTTCTATTTCGTGTCTGATTGTTCCTGTCTTATAACCGTAATATTTACCGTCAGGATAAGAGAACAGGATATAATTTTCTTTGAAATTTATTTGAATCATCTGATTTATTTTATCAAAAGATAAATTACCCCGATAAACAACAGAACCCACACTGCAAATTCAGTGTGGGTTCAAACATCAATAAAAACAACTTATAATGTGAATGTTACTTTAGTCGGATAACCTGTTGTAACATCATAATTAACAACATCTTCGGATTCTGACAAACCTTTAATTGCTCGTTTGTGTGCTTCTGTCACCAAATAACATTTATCAGCATATCTTTGTACTGCTGCCAACATTTGCTTTGCGGTAGGAATATCAATTGAAAATTCCTTATCATTAACAACAAAGGTAATTTCTGTTTCACCAAGTAATAAGGCTGATTCAATTGAAGTGGATAATGCAGCACGGTTTTCCTTATCAAACCAAGCCGTTTTATCATTCAATATAAAACCATTTACATTTTCTGAAATGTCATAATCAGCCAATTTCTTCAATTTCACTTCTTTCAAAGTTTCGATTGGAAGATAAACAATATGATATTGTTTGGTTATGGTGTCGGCATCTTCCATATAAGATACTGTATAAGTTTGATAATCGGTATCAAATTCAACAGGTGAATCAATAAGTTCCTTAAATCCGTACTGTTTCATCAATTCAGGATTAGCTTTGAAGTTAAGGATTAATTCACCTTCTTCAGTGGTATATACATTCTTTGCATATTCAATTGTATTATCTTCTGTATTTAGTTTAACGTATATCATTTTCTTTTTTTATTATAGATAAATTATTTGTTTAGCAGTCTAATGTTTTTCAAATTACTTACTTCTGTAATGATAACATCATCATCAAAAGTAAACGTCTTATCATTTGAACCACCGATAAACCCACTGTTTACTTCATATATTATAGTTCCGTCCTTATGCAAGAACTTTACAGTTATATTGACGTTGATATTAGGTGTGAAGGTTATGTAACCTGCACTTTCACCTGTCAAATATTGAAGCCTTAAACTTGCTGCTTTGCTATTGCTATCCAAATAATATGAATTATTTGAACCGAAAATTAATATCAGGGTTCTAAATATTGAATCCTTTACCAAAGGTACTTCAGCAACAGGTGTGCTTTCATTAAATAATAATTTCTTACTCATATTTTATATAACCGCCATACCATTTATTCTTTAAATACGTAAAGATGAATTCATAAGTAGCACCATTAACCATTTCAGTTGGTGCTTCTTTCCAAACCACACCATAAGGAAAAGTAATTGTACTACCTGTAACACCTGTAAAAATCAAATGAAATTCCCTATACAAATATGTAGTATATGGTAATTTAATTGTTGTATTTCCTGTTATAGTAGCATATTGTGCCATTACATCATCACGCATTTGTAACGTACCTTCTTCATCAGCAGTTATATTTCCTAAACCCAATAAATGTAATATATTTTTCTTATCATCTGCTGTCATTACACCTGCTTTTTCAGTAGTCGCACGGTCAAGATAAAGAGTTTTACTACTATTACTGTTACCCCAATATGTAAGATAAATGAAATTATCAAATTCTGTTTGTCCTACTCTGATTTCAGATATTACATTTTTTGTACTACCTGTTTTTCCTTCAGAATAAACGAAATTTTTATCATTACCCAACATACCTATTTGAACAGTTGGAATCTTTTTATTTAGTGTTGATTCAGCAGCTTTGGCACGTACTACTTCTGCTTCAATTGCTGTTTTGTTGGCTGCAATATCATCTTTAACAGTGGTATCATCATAATTTGATAGCGAATCAAGTTTTGTTTTATCAGCACTTGACATAACACCTGATTTTGATACAGTTGCAGCATTCAATTTTGATTGTGTAGTTCCACCGCCCCATTTAGCTTGAAAAACCGTTACATCAGCTTCATTACCAACAAAACCTACACTTGATAAAACACTATATACAGTATCGTTATAAATGGAATAAATATAATTTTTATTTGTTCCGATATTTCCCGTTTGAACTGTTGGAATCTTGGCATCAAGTGCAGTTTCAGCAGCAGTGGCACGTTCAACTTCTGCTTCAATAGCTGTTGTGTTGGATGCAATATCAGCCTTTACAATAGTATCATCATAATTTTCCAATCCTGCCAATTTTGTTTTTTCTTCTGTTGTATAATCTTCAGTTGAAAGTTGTTTACCTTCAACTTTATCAACTTTGGTATCAATTTTGGCATCAACTTCAGGTTTGGTATAGTAATTGGAAAGGTCAACAGTGCCACCACCGCCACCTTCATTAGCAGCAAATAAAACAGATAGCAAATCTTGGATGTTGTCACGGTTAACAGGAACATCATTCACCTGTATATTGGAAATTTGTTCTGTCATAATCTTATTATAAAATCGGTTGTAAAATGAAACTGTTTCAGATTCATTTTCAACTGTGTATGAAATTTCATTTAAAGGATATAAATCAGATTTTGTGTCTGACTTAAATTCAGCATATTTACTTGTCGTGTTAATTCTCAACATTTTTATTTTTTGATAATAGATAAATTATTATTTAAGTGGTGTGGCAATCGTTACCTGAATCATCTGATTGGATAGCAATACTTGCTTCACGGGTTAGTTTGTCGTATGTAACCCTGCATACATACGTGTAATTTGTCTTATATGTTGAATAATTAGAAGTACAAGCAGCCTTAACATATTTCGATTGTTCACCTGAATATACTTCTTCACCACCAACATTATTGAAGTTGTAACCGTCCTGTACCATTTCACCACCTTTATAGGCTTTAATTTCAAAAGTCATATAACCATTTTTCTTTTCACCATACCAATTAGCGTATATATCAACATATATCTTATCAGGAAGATTGGGTAAATGCTCTTCAGAACAAAGAGCCAACATATCAATAAAGGTACATTCATTACCTGAATCACGATTATCACCACCATATTTAAGGTATTTAGTGACTTCTGCATTACTATTACCTGACATATTCCAACCAACAGCCAAACCATCAATTGTAGTACCTGAAGCATCAACCAAACCACTGTTTACCAACTCTGTTGCGGTGTCTAAGTCCCTGCCATCTTCAGCAGTCCATTTATATCTATATGTAAGGAAATTGAAATCAGGTATCTTAATAATCTTTGCTGCTTCTTGGGTAACAGTGAAAACAATTTTTTCATCACTTGAAGTATCATGTGTTAATGTGAATACAGCAGTCTTTTCTTCTTCAATATCTGATTCAGATACCATTATTTCAAATGAATTGGTATTTGCCGTATATGTGACAAAGTTTGAATGTGATATATTGGTTGATAGGGAATAAGTACCTGCACCACCTGCACACATTATTGATAACCTGATAGAACATCCTGCTGCTGAACAAATAACACCGTTTGAAGTGGGTGTAACTTGTTCACCTGTAACATCCATACCTGTTGACTGCAACACCAAGTTCTGAACCTTCACATCAATTTCTTCCTGTGTATAAGTGTTTTTGAACTTGAATGTTCCATTTCCATAATTGCTATTTCTTTCAAATTTTGCAATATTATCACCTGCACCACCTTCATTTAAATTACAAGTAGCCTTATCACTTGTTTGTATCATCTTCCAATCGTGCTGTGAATATATTGTAACATTCTTGGTTCTTACATTTCTTGTCAGGGTAATAAGATTGGGTGTTGCAGTTATAGAACCTGTAATTTCAGGTCTGCATTCCATGTAATTCAGTTTCTTCACCACATTACCACCTTTCAATACAGAATCAGGTGTAAAAGTACCTTCTGATTCATATTTGGATGAATCAGGGTTTGATTTGCCTTGAAGTATCACAATTGCCTGTTTCTTTCCCGATATGGAACACAAATCACCATTAATATCAAGTGCTTCACCCTTATCAATAGTTTGTTTCAAAGCATAAGTTGCCACCTGATAACCTGTGTTCTTATTTGAAGCATTCAATTCACAATAAATCGGTTCAAATACAGGTAAATATTGGAATTTAGCACCGCCACCATTAACCATATAATCAGGATTCACTTCAAATAATGGAAATTGGCTATTCTTGGATAAGGTTACTGAATAACCGATTGAAGAACCTTTTGTACCTGTTTCAGCAGTATAAGTAAGCGGAACACCACCATCAGAACCAAACACAAAATAACGTCCTTCGTTAGTTCTGAACAATACTAAGAATTTCCTTTTGTTGGTTTTCAGTATTTCAGCCTGTATTTCTGAATCGAATTTTGATATATATGTGGTTAGTTCCTGTGTATATCCACCATTTGCAAACTTTTCGGTAAACTTGGATTCGTCAATAGTCTGCAACTCATACCATTTGCCTTTAATATAAATGTTATCAATATATATTTCAGAATATAATTTATCATCCCTGAATTCATACACTTGGAAATCATCAATATTTAATATCCAAAGTGAATGAATGCCTGAAATGGAATATTTGCATTCTCCTGTTAGGTCTTTATTTAGTTTACAATCCATTTTCTTTTTTAAAAGAGATAAAAAAAGGTGGTACAACCTAAGTCATACCACCTTATATAAACTATTTTCAATTCAATTAGTCTGTTACAACAACAGTAGGTTGAAGTAATGCACGTACAATTTCTTCATCTTTAACCAATTGTGCAACTTCCTGTTCAATTCCTGCCATTACAATTGTAAAACCGTTGGCATCCGCTTCTGCCGCACCTGAAGCATAATTATCAGAACTTGCAACCATACCATTCAATCTGCCCAAACAAACTACTTTGTTGTTATTGTCAACCACAAAGGCTGTATAACGTCCCAAGTCTAATGCTTGTGTTTCTTTAAGGATATTGGTGTCATACTCTGTCATTATGAAGGTCAAAGTATGTGTACGGTATTTATTGCTGTTTCCACCTGCCGTTAAATCGTCCGTCCACTGTGCAGTACCATCAGCAAATTCCATCTGATATACTTTTTGTCCCGTTCCTAAAGTAATTGCTGAAATTACACCGTCAGCATCTTGTTCGTACTTATTAGCAACATCAAAGTTCGCCAAATACAAGCGTTTGACACCTGCCACACGGTACATACAATCACGTGTTATATTGTTAGATAATTTACAACTCATTTTATTTTGTGTTTTCTTCTTTATTATTTGAATAAAGGGGTATATCTCAACCCCTTATATTAGATTTAAGCGTATAATACTGCTTCACTTGGATAAGCGATTGCAACACCGACTTTTAAAGCACCTTTAACCCATAATCTGTTTTCATTTGGTTTAGGGAATGTACCTAATTCGATATTTGCAAAGTCTGATACCAAGTCAGTCAACATAATTAAGTTATCTACATTTGCAGCAATCATTTGACCGTTTGTAATACCAACAGCAGGTACAATTTCAACACCTAAGTAACGGATAGTTCCACTATCAACTGTAAATGCAGCAGCAATTACTTGTGAATCCACATTTGCCAAAGCCATTTTCAACGCTCTGTAAGAGTTGTAAGAAACAAAGATTTTAATTGCATCTTCACCTTGTTGCAATACAGCTTCAGGAATTGCGATAAATACTTTTTCCAACTCATTAATAATATTTGCTTTGGTCAAAGTAGAACCTGAAACTTTAATTGAATCGGTTGCATCATTCAAGATTTTCACAAATCCATCAAATTCATTATCATTAGTTGCATCACCACCGAACAACATTCTTTCAATATCTGCATTCACTGATTTACCTATAATATCCAAACTTGCTTCACCAAGTGTTGCAGGTAATTCATCCACATTTGCACCTGCCTTCATCTTGTCAACCAACCAAGTTGATTCAAATTTTTCAATACAATCTTCTAATTGTATCTTATAATCGGTTACAGTTGCTAATGCTTCAGACAATTTCAAAGCTGCTGTTGGATTCCAACCGCAATCGTGATTTGATTTTTGTAATACGTTTCCATCTAAATCTAACATATTTAGATAGGTGCTTTTCTTTACGTTAGGAAGAATTCTAACATAATTTCCTTCTACTATTTTTCCTGTAAATAAGGCTTTTGTGAACCATTCAGGCTGTCTGCTTGCTTGGTAACTAATACCTGTAATATCGTACATTTCTGCCATGTTCTATTTTGTGTTTTTCTTTTCTTATTTTTCAATAGATAAATCTATTTTTATTTGTTACTCATTCTTAGAGTATAAGCAATCTGTTCTGCACGTGTCATTTTCTCAAATGGTTTGGCAGTAGCGTTTAAGGCTGTTGGAACAACAGGGGAAACAGAAGGTGTTACTTTCTTCATTTCAGTAATTTCAGTGTCTTTTTCTTTAACAGTACCTTCCAATTCGGCAATCTTGGCTTCAAGTTCGGCAACCTTTGCCTTTAATGCTTCATTTTCTGCCATTACAGCATCAACATCCACTTCAGCAGGTACATCTTCCATTTTTTCTTTATCCTTTTCATCTTCAACAGATTCATCTTCTTTCTTTTCTTCTTCATCTACTGAAGCCAATTGTGCAGGGGTTTCATTTGGTGTATCAACAGGTGCAGGAACGGCTTCAGCAGGTTCGGTTACAGCAACAGCAGAAGGTTTTACTTCGACAAATTGACCTGCATCATCAATAACTAATGTGTTTCCGTCATAAAGTTTGTGTTCACCTGAAGGTGCTTGTTCATTATCAATAGTTGCAAAACCATCTTCATCAACCATAACTTCCTTACCGTCATACAATTGGTAGATTCTTACATTTTCGCCTGAATCAGTTGCATCAGTTCTTTGCACATCTTCAATATCCAATAAGAATTTGCCTATCTTACTTAACAGGCTTGTTTTCTTGTGTTTATTCATATTATTTTTCTTTATTATCTTATTTAGTTTTAATTCCTGATTGAAAAATCCTTCCAAACTGAATCCTTTTACTTTTCCTGTCATTACTTCATTATCCCAATAACTTTTATCAGCGACTTTATAAGAAGCCATTAATGTGCCTTTGGGTAAATCCCTGAATCCTAAAGCGTTTGATTTGTCATTATCAGGGTCGGTTACAATCCAAAGTTCAGTTAAGTAATTACCTATCAATTCGGATTCGTGTTGGTGTGTCGTGTGTTGCAGTGCCAATCCTGCTTTCATCATCTTGTAGGAAATCTTTTCAATTTCAACTTCTGAAAATTGGATATAATAGGGGTGGTTCTGTTCGTCCAATCGGTATATCAGTTGATTGGGTTTTAAAACCACACCTGTAAGGATTTGCTTTTTCGTGTCTTTGTTCAATAGAACTGCCTGTTTTGATAATGCGATAAAATTTTCTTCAACAGCAGGTTCATCAACAAAGGAGATTGCATAAATTCCTGTTATGTCATTCAGGGATTCATCAACTTTACACTCATATATTGGTATTTTAGCCATTATCAATTTTTGATAATAGATAAATTGAAATAAAAAAAGGTGATACGGCTACCCATACCACCCTTTATAAACTATTTTCAATTAATTGCTTGCACCTGCCAATTCACGTACAGAAGTCATTCGGCTTTGAACATCCTGTATTTCCTTCACTGATACAGAAGGTTTGAAATCAATTGAATTAATTGCATCCAATATCCTGTTATCATTTGCAGTAGCCGCACCAACAGTATCAAGATTTGTTAATTGCCCACCTGTTTCATATTGAACTTTGAAAGTCGGTGCAGGTGTGATTGAAGTATTGCCTTTCCTGTTGAAATAGGAAACAACATCATTAACCTGTATTTCTTTTCTTGATGTATTGATATATTCAATCAATCCTAAGTTCTTTTGGGTTGAAACTCGATTCACCACATATTCACCACCTTCAACTTCAATACCTGTATTCCCAACAGGAATACCACCGTCTTTATGTCGTTTACCATTCAATAAACCACCATCTTCAAGTTTGGCAATCTGTGCTGAAATGATACCCGTTTGGATTGCACCCATACTGCCCACCAAAGCAGCAGCCACAATATTTGCAGGGAATGGTACACCTGCAAGTGCCTGAAGAACACCTAAAGCAGACTGTGCAATACCTGTAACAAGCGATTGCACCAAACTTGCTTTCTTCTGTTTCTTTTCAATCTTGGCAATTTCCTTTTCACGTTTTTCTTTTTCCTTTGCCAATTCCTTTTCCTGTTTTGCAAGCTCTTTATTGGCTTCCATTTCCCTTGCAATCTGTTCCTGTACCACAATAGCACGTCCACCTGTTGCAGTCTTGGCTTCTTCTTCCAATTCTGCCAACCTTGCATTTGATTCTTCTTTCTTTGAAACAGCTTCATCATAAGCTTCAGTCACTTCATCCAATTTTTCCTGTGCTTCTTCCAACTGCATATCAAATATACTTTGTGCAGCATCAAATGCACCTGACAACAGTTCATTCACCCCTTCATACACCTTGCCAACCTTTTCTGCCAAATCAGCAAAATATTGTTGTTGAACCTGTGTTGAAGCCTGTGTGTTATCTTCAATATTCTTGTTGGTGACTTTGATTTTACTTTCAACATCATTCAAAGCAGCCTGTTTTTTTTCCTGCAAATCCTTATATTCCTGTGAATCTTTGGAATATAAACCTGCCATATCATCATAATACTTACTGATACGGTCTTTGGATGAATTAAGATTATCCAAATACTTGTTCAGTTCCTCACCAATCTTCTTATAATTGGCTTTGGTTGCATCCACATCAATCAAATCAAACTTACCGTCTTTCTTAACCGCATTTTTTGTAAGGTCTTGGATTGAAGTGTAGTGTGAATTCATCAACTTCAATTCAGAATCAAGTGCCTTCTGTGTTTCTTCAACCTTTTTCTTCTTGGCATCTTCATTAATCTTATTGATTGCTTCAGTCTTTTCAGTTTCCAAAGCCACTAAATCAGCCTTTTGTTTTTCTTCAAGTTCCTTTATACGTGCATTCTTGGCTTCGGTTATCTTGGTTGTGTCCTGTTTTAGTTTTTCAGCCTTTTTAATCAGTTCGTTATATTGTTCTTCAACCTTTTTCTTTTCATCCTCATTCTTTTGCTTCAGTAATTCGGCTTCTTTGCCATAAGCCAAAGCCACTTCATCAGAAGTTTTGGCTGCTTTCTTCTGTACGGCAATCAACTTTTCTTCATTTGCGATTGAAAGTGCATAAGTTTCTTTGTTGAATGAATCCAAAGACTTCTTATAATCTTCCAATTGTTTTTTTCTTTCATCAGCAATCTTTTTGGCATCCTCTGCCGCTTTCTTGGCATCTTCAGCTTTTTTCTTTTCGGCTTCTTTCAGTTTCTCGTTATATTCCCTGTCATAAGCCCATTTTTCACGCTGCACTTCCGCATACTTTTCCTTGTCCCCTTTGTATAAGGAAAGTTGGTAAGCAAAATATTTGTCATATAATTTTTTGCCCTGTTCGGTGTACTTGTAATCAGAACCGTATTTTGCTTCATTATTCTTAATTAGGGTATCAGTTGTTGCCAAAGCACCTTCAACGAACTTTTTGTTTCGCTCGGCTGCATCTTTTGCCATTTGTGAATTTTTACCTGCACTGTAATTACCCATTACATCAAAACCCTTCTTGAATTCATCAACCGCACCACTGAAATCACCTTTCATCAGTTTGAACAAGGCTTTGAAAGGTGCAACTATATAGTTGGTAATCACACTTCCAATACCTGCCAAAGCAGCCTTAAAACCCTCTATTGGTGCAATCAGTTTCAAAAACCAATCCTTTATTTCTGAAAAGTTGGCAATCAACAAACCAAGCAATACCACAATTGCACCGATACCTGTTGCAATCAGGGCTTTACTGAATGTTTTGGTAGCTACTGTTGCAGCGTTTGTTGCCACTGTATTTGCACCCTGTGCAGCCGTTTCAGCAGCTAATGAAGCGGTGTTCTTCTTATGGTCTAAGCCAAGAACCTTTAACGCTTTTGAATAAAGAAGATTGGTTGCAGTACCTTTCTTGGTTATGTTTTCTTGAAGAACCTGAAGTGATTGAAGGGTTGCCATCACACCCTGTAATTTTGCAATCTGTTCTGCCACTTCTTCACCCGACACACCGAACATACTCATTACACCCGTTGCAGCTCCGAAAGCAGCAGTTAAAGATTCGCCAACATTAACTACTGAAGCCAACCCTTTTGCTGAAGAAGCATAAGTATCAACCGTATTGGCTGCTTCGTTAATGGCTCGTTTGGCTTCACCTGCTTGTTTGGCTAAAGTTTGGAATTCCTCGCTTGCAGGGTCAACACCTTGTGAAATCATCAGTGCCAATTTATCTTCAAGTTCTCCTGCACTTGCTTTGAACTGTGCAGCCTGTTCAGTCAAACTTGCGGTTGCTTTTTCATAATTACCCACTGAATCCTGAAATCTGCCTGTACTTTCTTTTGCTTCCTTGTATGTTGCATCCAATTCCTGAATCCGCTTCAACAGCTTACCGCCAACTTCTTCAGATTCACGTTCGGATTTTGAGAGATTGTCGTACTGTTTGCGAAGTAATGAAAGCTGTGCGCCCATTTGTTTTATTGAACCTTCAGCAGCAGTATTTGCTTTCACTTCCTGTTCAACAACAGATTTACGTTCACGCAAAGTTTGGGTTGCTGCAATCTGCTGTTTGGTTGCATCTTCTTCAAGTTTGGCTATTCTGTCTAATGTGGCTTGGTATTGTTTTTGGGCTTTATCATCTTCAGTAACGGTTTCCGTCTTTTTCTTTGTTGAAGCTGTTACAGTGGTATTGGAATTATCCAACTGCTTTAAGGCATCAACCAAAGAAAGAACATCATTATATGATTTTTCTATACCGTCTATCTGAATGGTAAATATCTTTTTATCCATTATTCTTTTTGAAAATAGATAAAAAAAAGTGGTGCAGCCATTACAGCCACACCACTTGGATATTAATTCATCTTTCGGATAAGTTTCAATTTTGCTTTGTTTTTTTCTGTTATATCATAACCTTCAATACTCGATATATAGTATAAGTCACCATTCCACTTAACCAAACTTGAACCATCCAATCTGTCATATTCATCAGGGGTCAAGTAACATTCAATTTCAGTATAATTGGTGTCATTTGAAGCAATCACCGTGAAATAAGTGGTTAAGATGGTGTTTCCTTTATTCTTATAGTCCAATATTAATATCTTATCCTTATTGAAGGTGTTAGAAACATCAGCCAATTTCAAATCCTTACCGCCAATCGAAATATTACCTGCAACATCATTCAGCAAACCTTTATAATACCAAAACCTTTGAGCATAAGAGGTATATAGTTTCTGAACACCTTCAGAATAGTTCATACTATTTTCCCATATTTCATAATTTGAAATGATTGGTAATTGGATTGTTTTTTCTGTTTCGCTGCCAACCTTTTTTCTAATATCCTTATACCAACAATAGCTGAAATTGGAAGTTTGGGTTAATACAGTACCATCAACCGTACCTGTTTCAAACCTGCCACCGCCATCTTCACCTGTCCTTCTGTAACCTTCTTCCTCGTCATTTATGGTAAATCCAAGTTCAAAGGCTGAAGGTAATCCAAGTGGGGTGTTGTTTCTGAAATTTATGTTGGCTTTGTTTTCCAAATCAATTACAGAAGTAGTGTTAAGCGTATTTGTCTGTTTCACATCCAAATCAAAGTTTCTTAATCCGTTCATTCTTAAAGTCAGGTTGAAAGCTTTGCAAAAGTTATCAATCCATTCGTCTGTTTTTACATCATTTGGAAGGAATTTTATCAAATCAATATCATCTTTTTTAAAGTTTGATTCAGTATTCCAATCCATATCTTGATAACCGTTGCCATTATTGTTAATGGTTATCCAAGATGTATCGGTTCTGAATGGTTGTACATCTAATTCAAAATTCATTTTCATATAACCACATCCCCAACTCCATTTTGATTTATCCCATTTACGTCTTAAAGTATTAGCTTCACCAACAGCAAGTAACGTAAGATGTTCACCTTTTTCAAGCCATATAACCTGATATAATTCACCTTCACCATATATTTCATCACGTGCGCCACACCAAGAATTTGGTATATTGTTTATTTTAGTCTGATAACGGTTTGATTGTTTCCAAGCTAATGAAATAGAATCACCGCCTTCAACTTCTTCCCCCGTATCAGGGTCTATTTCAATTTGTGCATCATCATCCGTACCCCAACACCAATAGCCATCAGGGTTATTATAAGCTGAATAAATCTTTTTACTTTGGGTATAAGACTTATCCCAAGAATAACCGTTTTTAATGAACATATAATTGGCTTGATAACCTTGTGGGTTATAATCTGTATTATTATCAGTTCTCCCAAAATGTAATCCACTTATAAACTTTTCATCAGTTGAAGCATCTATTAATTGTGCTTTCCATTCTTTGGGAAAATATTTTGGATAATTTTCAGGTGATTTGTCATTAAATGTATTATTCTGTGGGTTATTCGGTTGAAAGTAAAAGCCAACAATTGTTTTGTTGGAAGTTTCAAAATCACCTGAACCAAAATCACGCACTAATTGCAGTTCATACCTTTTTTGTCTAAAGTTATTATGTCGTCCGTCATATTGTCCTGCCGAAGTGAATCTGTTTCCTGTAATGCCATCTTCCCACCTATAACCATCTCTGCCACCATCCCTATTGCCATCCAACTCAATAGAACCTTTTACCTTTATCTTATACAGTCCTGATTTTGGAATGGTGATAAAAGCCTTTTTTCTTCTGTACCTGTCATCATTCCATTTGTCTTTATTGTCACTTGTAATAATATTAGTTCCTGAATCACTGATTGATGTGAAATTCACTTGGTTACAGTCCAAAAGGTTGACTGTATAGAATGTACCCTTATCCGTTTCGTTTCTTTCAATATTTCGTTCAAATGTCCTGTTTCCACTGTATCTGTTAACAACAGATTCCCAATTCCCCTGAATGTTGAAACTGCACAACCTTCCCCAATTCCATTCCTGCACATAATCTTCTTCATTCTTATAAGAAACAAACAGGTTGGTAAGTCGGGAATCTTCAAAGGCAGTCCCACCAAGTGTATAGCCATTATTGTTGAAAATGGTTTTAAGCATCTGCAAGCAATTTACAGAAGGTGGAATATCTTCAATACCCAATCTTACATATTCATCCCATAAATCCTTTGCAGTATATTCGCCAACCACTTCACCGTTTACTACCGCATTCGGATTTGTAGATACTTTTGGCAATAAACCGTATAATGCAAAAGGAAAGATGCAGGGCTGTATCTCTGTTTTTTGCTTGGTATTGTATTCAGTAATGGAAGGTGCAAAATCTGTAAAGGGTATTATCCAACTTCCGTTTTCTGTAAGTTTTTTAGAACCAAAAATATCTTTGATGGTCTTTGCAGCAGGGATATATAAGTTACCCTTATAAGTATCTTCATCAATTTCTGTAAGACGAAACTTACCGTCAAATACTTTAATGCTGTCAACAATCAACAAAGCCTGATATTCATAATTGAATTTGTTCTTTACTTCCTCAACATTCGCAAAATTGAATATCGTATTGTTGGTGTTGGAAGTAGGCAATTTGATTGTGAAACTGTATTGTACATCTTTGGTCGTTATTTCAGAAGGTATAAGAATCTCACGTTGGAATCTTACACCCAACTCATAAGGGTTTACAATATCGCATAAGTGATTATTGATATATAATTCGGTATTAACCATATCTTTTTTCAAAAAGATAAAAGGTGATACAGTTACCCATACCACCTTTACATATCATTACCCTTTGATGATGCCATTAAATGTATCTGAAAAATGATATTTCATTTCAACTTGGTAGGTATCTTCATCATCATTATATTTCAAAGTCAAATCATCCACAATCACATATCTAAGTGTGTCTAATTCATATACCACTTTTGAAGCAGCCAATTCCCTTAACCATTCAACCGTTTCATAATCTACCATATCCGACTGTATGACAAACTGTTCTTCAACTTCCTTTTTAAACACTGATTCAATTTCGGAACTAATCTTATAGTCAGGAAGAAGGGTCTTATAGATGGTTGAAACATCTGCTTTAAACTCTGTACTCCATGTACCGCCAAAGTTGAATGAATCCCAACCGCCTAACCTGTTTAGAAACGCAAATTCATTTGTCCTGTTCAAACATTCAGGTACAACATTATACTTCAATTCCTCACTGATAGGTGTGTTGTCCTTGTTTAAAGCCACTGTAAACGAACCAACCGTTTTATTGGTATTCTTTTCAACTGTTTCAATATCAGGGTTCAATTGAATGGTGTTTACAACATACATTTGCTTTCTGTTCTTATCCTGTCTGTTTATGGTCGTTATATATTCACCTGAAGGTGTGTAATACCTGTATGACAAGCCAAAATTGAATTCAGGTGATATGTTGATGTTATGTTGTGCATCTGAAAGAATGAAGTTGAAGTACTCCGTTTGTCCTATCACATAATTCTTATCAGGTGCATTAGTCAAAGGTTTAATAACAGTGGGGTACAGGGTATCATATACATAATCAGTCAAATCATTATTATTCAAAGTATAGTCATAACCATTCAATACATACAATACATTTGATATATAAAAGGGAATCCTTGTTTCTCCGTTATAGGTCTTGGCAATATACCTGTAATCGGAACACGTGCCTGCATCCACCCAATCCGAAGATGTAAGGAATTCTGTTTTATATCCGATTTTCTTGCTGATAAGGGTGTTGGTTTCAAACCAAAGTGAATCCTGATAATAATGCTTTGAAAGTGTGGTTACAAATGTACCAAAGTCAGCTTCAGAAGGAATATCCTTCACACCTAAAAAAACATCCGTATCTGTATATAAGTCAAGTTCAATTTCTGTATCTCCCTTACCGCCATCAATCGTATCTAAGTTGGTTGATACTGAAGGATTGCCCGATAATGAAAGAAACGTATAATTCAAACCTTCAAAACTGAAAGTGAACTGTTCACCTGCACCTTTGGAAGTCATATAAATTGTATAACCGTTGGTAATGTTAGTGCCATTAACCGTAAAAGGAATGGTAATTTCAAAGTTGTTCTTTAACCAACTGTCCTTCATCATCACAATACGGATGTTTTCAGCAGTAACAGCCCTGTCGGAATTAAGCAGAAAGGTATTTGTGTTGATATTTCCTTTGATGTTAGTTCCCCTGAATGTATGTTTTATACCCGTTGATTTTTCCACAATTGAAAAAGTGGCTGCTTCAGGGAATTCTTCACCGCTTGCATAAGTACTGCCAACCGTCAAATTGATTTTGATAGGTACTTTTCGGTTATCTTTTGTGGAAAAAGTAACAAAGTTTGGATTATGTGCTAATGTAATCTTCTTGTTTTCATCTACATTAGCTATATTGGAATTTGTAAAATAGCCCATGTTCTTATTTTAATCTTTAAAGAAGTTCTGTAACTCCGTTATTATTGCAGCAAACAGTTCATCAAAATACTGTTTTTCAAATAGTTCTTCGATATTATTAGCAAGGGTTGCAAGTATAGCCCTGCCACTGTGTCCGTCACGCCATATTGCCCTTGAAATAAGCCATAATGTACTGTTATCCGTTGGAATCCCATTCTTTGAAGCCCAATCCCTTAAACAGTCAATTGGTGGTTGCTTACCATACTTCTTAGGTCTGTTCCATTCCAAGTACACAACATAATGATTGAAAAAGGTTTGGATTATCGGATTGCCTGTTGCCTGTATCTTCTGTTCCAAATCCGATTTTAAGGCACTGTTCTTTAATGTATTTTTTCCAACCTTATCATTAACTGATATTGAATCATCTTCCATTATGATTGTTGCCAAAGTCAGTATATCATTACCGATTGCTTCTACTATCTTTAATGTTTCTTTGTTCATTTTCTAATAGGTATATCAAAGTCAGGAAGTTTGTTTGTAAATGTTTCACAACC